AAAATCAAGTTCAATTTTCTGTCCTACACCAGCACTAGATCGGGTTTTCATCAATTGCAGTTGGTATTTCCCACGTTCTCGCATCATATTGTTTGTCAAAATCCCAAATACATTATCAGCAGTATTGATTTTTGATATACCACCCGATATGTGACTGTGATCAAAGTCTGTTTCATCAACCGCTGAATTATGCGTTAATATTCCATTTGCATAAAACAAATGATCTTTTGATTCAACATCTATATCAATTGTCTTCCTAACACCAATATACTCTATACTAACTATTTCATCATTGTAATTCATATTTTTTTACTCCGCAATCCCAGAAGCGCAATGCACCCCTTTTATTCATTATTTCAAATTCTGTACTATCTTTGCTATAACCTTCTTTTATTAACTTCTTCTTTGTAAAGGATAATCTGTGATACATTACCCCATCAACATAATACCAATAACCAGGCTTAGATATATCCACTAACTTAAATCCGTTCAGATCGTAACTTTTACCATTTCCCCATCTAAGATCAACATAAGACTTAATTTCAGTACCAAAATCCTGCTTAACTCTACTAACAAATTTAGAAAACGCACCAACTACATTATGCTTAGAACAAAACCTAACTATCTCATTAAACTCAGTCTTTGCGAATCTATCCTTGCTAATAGACATATAAGACACCAATGCATCGTTGTAAAACATACCATAATGACAGGTGGCTGGTCTAAATCCCTGAATATGTATGCTATCAACAAAAGGACGTGCCTCCTTTGCAGATATGCGCTTTATAACACACTTTCTTGCACCAATACGCTCATTCGTGTCTGACAGTCTATATAATAACATATTTTTACATTGATCGTGCTTTTTAAACCACTCGTAATCTAATATAGTCAATAATGTTATATTTTGTTCTTGGCATTGAATAAACTTATTCTGATGATAATATATATCTGGATTACGAAGATCACTATGCCAGTATACACCACATACCTCAATTCCCAACTTAATAGCTGGTAAATAAATGTCAATTTCTTTAGGTGATATTATATCCCTAGTGTTCTCCACGATCTCACCATTGTAGATTGTTCTTATATATGCGATTATATCTTTTTCCACTGTGCTTTGTCCACCATAATTAGCTGTTGGGTGGCATTTCGGACACAATGGTAACTTATTAAAAACATTACTCTTGAATACTCCATCGCAACCCATACACTTCCAATTTTTCACTTCCCTAACTTCATTGTATTCAACAAATGTAAACTCTGGAATAGACCTATCAGCAACTTCATTAACTAGCCTATCAAAAAATGTTCTCTTTTTTGACTGCGCCCTAGTCTTAATATTTTCCTTTATTTGTCCTGGGTTTTCTACCCCATACCTCGCCATGCAAGTTGCTTTGAATTGATCTTTGTAATCAGCAGTTTTTGAATAATGCTGTTCTCCGTACCTATGCAAACAAGTCTCAGCACGCTTTGCATTGCGTTGTTTCGAATTAGCAGTGCATTTCCTACTGCAAAAATCACGGTATCCTCGGTGAATATCTAAGAATTCAAGTTCATTAACTCCACAATGTTTACACAAGGGTTTCTTACGACTATGCAATACAAGGTATAGCTTCTCCGCAAAAGTGACTCCCATTGGCATATTCATTACATATTGAAAAAACTCCGGGGATTCCCTTTTAATATTATGATACAATCCCCTGTAGCTACCTTTATATCTTTTCAACCAATAAGTTATCTCCGACTTGTAATCCATTGTTTATCTCCTTTAATCCATTGTTTGTCGGGAATTTATGTTTGGCAGAACACTCTATTACTTTACCAGATGCAGTAGTGATTCGGTACACTTCTTGTTCAGATATATCATAAATATTACCAACTGTTACATACCCCGTCGCATTCTTAATCTTATCGCCAACCTTAACATTTTGTATTTGTATATTACCTTTTTGTTCATGCTTAACTATAGTATCCAATGCAAGGCAACGATTTAACTGGGATGCCGTAACCATAATAATACCCAATTCTTTTCCCAAATTGCGAATCTCTTCACTAACATATTTATCCTTGACAAACAAATCACTAGGACTTACCTTAGCAGTGACTGGCATTAACAGATCAAGGTAATCAATACACATAGCATCAATCTTTATTCCGGTTTGTACTTCCAGTTCCTTGACATATGCACGAACATCATTGACCGTACTTTGTGCTGACATGTATTTAATTCTTAATTCACCTGATTGCTTCGCTAACATTTTCACTTTCAGTTCAACATTACCAATGTCTTTGAATATATTTTTCGATGGAGTATCAGTCATCATAGCATCCATCCGCATACTACACAGATCCTCACTCAACTCTAATGTGATAAATGCGCAATTTAACCCTTTCTGAACCCAATTAACCATTAAGTTCTGCATAAACAGCGATTTTCCACTCCCAGACCCACCGGCAAATATTTCCAGCTCTCCTTTATTAAATCCCCCGTACAACTTTTTATCTAATGTTGGCCATCCTGTGCTTATCTGCCCGTTATTAGATTTAATAGCTTCCAATCGTGCCCTGGGATCATCAAAATAGTCAGTTCCCATATCTCTTGTCAAACTGATTTGCACTGCATCCTTTATTAGTTTCTCAACTGGATCATAGTCGCCCTTTTCTAGCAAATCAACACTTTCAAGAATAGCACGTTCTAATTCCTGCCTGCGGGTAAAACTTTCAAACTCCTCCATAAACCACTCATAATGACCATCATTCAAGTCATCAATAGGCAGTAGATCAATACCAGTAGTTACTTTCAACTGTTTTCGTTCAGGCATTGTGCTATACTGATCAGTGTGTTCGGCAATCATCTGTGCAGCTGGTTGCAACGATAAATCAAAATTAGCTACATTATAGATGTTCTGAACACGCACATAACTCTCCGCATTATTCATCATCATTTCCAAAAAAAGTTTTTGGATTTCTTTGTTATACTCTTTCATTGATTCGTTTCTGTAATGCCTTTTTTGCTAATTTTATCTTAATACTACTTGTTTTCCTATACTTCATTATATACATCAATGTTCCCAATTTACCATACTCAATAACCGCATCATTTACATCTTTAATGCCTTGATCCCATAATGGAATACTAACACTAAAACTATTATCCAATGCTTGGTCTATTAATTTTAACCCTGCTTTATCTTGGTCTGGTACTACTATGATCTCTTTTCCTACTCGTTTCAACTGCATTGCTTGTACTTCACTAATTTCATTATGTAATACTGCAATGCCGTCTATACTTATAGCATCAAATACTCCCTCAACAACTATTGCTATATTCCATTCAGGTCGTTGAAAATCCAACCCAAATATATATCCAGGCTGTTGTTCATTAAGATACTTTGGGTGTCTATCATCTAAAAATCGTGAAGTATAACCCACTAATTCATCTTTGTACATATACGGTACGATAATTCTATTGGCGTTTCTACCTCCATCCATTGGTGTTATATGATATGGATACATCATATAATCCAATCCTCTGGAATCTAAGTAACCAACGAACTTCACATCAGATACAGTGATCTGCTTGCTATTTAATGGATAATCAACCATATTAAATGATACATTGCTAGACACCGCATTGCGATTATGTAATATATCATCTATACTCTTATTTCGTAAACTTTCCAATGTAAGATGTGCTATTTCTGTTTCTGGGACACCTAACCAATTTAATAATTTTCTAGTTTTGATGCCAACAGGTTTCCCCATCATAAATCCTGTCTTAAACCCACAGTTAAAACAATGGTATATCCATCCATCACCATCCTGTATTATGCCACCACGTCCTTTGGTGTCGTGAGTTTCACCATTGTGAATACAACAGGGGGCATTAAACGAGATCCATCCGCTTGCAGATTTTTTTCGTTTGTTTGGCAAATATGAAATGATATCCAACATTATTGCATATCATAACACAATACGACAGATTATTCAATCATCATATGCATCCACTACTTCTTGCACAATACCAGACCTCACTATATCTGTTCTTTCAAACGTGATTAATTTAACTGCGTTGATATGGTCTAATCTTTTTACGGCATCTGTTAACCCACATTGCCCTTTGATATCCCGTTGCGATACATCACCGTTGACTACAACTGTACAGTTTTCACCGATCCTTGTCAAAAATAATTTCATTTGTATTGGGGTACAGTTTTGTGCTTCATCTAATATAATCCAAGCATTTTTAAATGACCTGCCACGCATATATGCCAATGGTGATGCTTCAATTCTTCCAGCTTTAGTCAATCCTTGCACATGACCTTTACCCAACCGTTCTTCCAATACATCCTTGAATGGTTGAAAATATGGTGCAAACTTGTCTTCTAATTCACCAGGAAGAAATCCAAGGTTTTCCCCTGCTTCTTGCACTGGTCTCGTGACTATTATTTTTTCTGTTTTTCCCTTTGCTAATGCTTCTGCTGCCAATGCACCGCATACGTATGTTTTACCAGTGCCAGCTGGTCCGCATCCGAATGTAATTAAGTTGTCGTTGATTGAATTTATGTATGTTTGTTGCATTGGTGTCAATGCCCTTAATGGTTCATTAACCCTCGGTGTTGTGTAATCTTGTATCAGCGTTACTACTTCGTGTGCCTGTTCTAAATATTGCGCATTATTATTATCTAAATTGCCCCGCTTTAGTTCTCTGAGAAAAGAACGTCTTTGTTTCTTTGTCATATAGATTCCTTGTTATTTTTACTATTTTTATCTCTGTATTTCTGCTAACCTAACCGTTATACTCCCTTTAAAGACTTGTGACTGTAAAAATATTTAGCACTAATATAGTTGAATAATATCAGTATATAATTCAATACACTAAATAAAGTTTATACTTGAATACCTATGTCTGATGATCTAATAAAAAAAATAGAGGAGAAATACCCTTTCTTATCAATCTGCCAATACGCAGGTGATGAATATATTGGTATCATAATGAATCGTGACAAGAGTATTCTTACGATGTATGACTATGATATGATTGAAATACCTGAATTAAAGAAGCATTTTTTAGAATTGGGTGAAACATGGTGGTGGGAATCTAGTAGGAATATACCAATCAATCTTTTTTTAAAACACGAATGGGATGTATTTAAAAATTACAAGCGTGTATTCACGAACAAGAATGTTAAAATATTATGTGGTCCAAACACTAGCCTAACCGAAATAGCAATACAGAAGAAGAAACGAAAATCAATTATTCTCGTTCGGCGAGTTGAATAACTTTTCTCATTGAATCCACGGATAATGGAAATTTATCTAACCCATCACACTTAATAGAATACCCATTCTGACGAAATATATGCTGTACATAGGCCTCATCTATAATAGTAGCTACAGGAGTGTAACCGTCCTCTGCACCAGCAATAACAGCAGACACCCATTCATCGCACTTTATCTGTGAATTGTGGAATTTTTGCAATGCAATGAATTGATGATGGGTTTGCAATATAGTCTCATATGATACCACTAGTGTTATGCCAAATGGGATAAGTCTACACAATATATCATGCATCACATCATCACTACCAAATAACTCTAATGCATCAATTCTTATGTCGGGCACACCCTTGCCATTATCATACCCAAAGGCATCCATCAACTCTCCGATATAATAGGATAAAAATTCGCGCACTACCCATCTAGGTGCTACATTAATGTTATCATACTGCCAATTTTCTGATATTTTGCGATTCACTTCATTGGGTGACATCAGCGATGATATAAATCCTATTATCTCCCCCATATGCTGTTTTATGTATTGATTATTAAGATAATCCAATAAATGTGCTAATGAATGATTAACTCTCACATACACATCATCCACATCATCCACATCATCCATTTGATGACCAAGCATTATACAGTCGTTGGTTCGCAATACACTTCTAGATGAATGACTACTGCCATTCACCGAAAATACAATCGGTTCATTCACCTCAGCCAGTGATGTATAATTCAATATACAACTAGCGATGTACGTGCCATACGTGCCAGGGTTGAATAATAGTTTAATCATCCCAGTATATTCATATGAAGTGCTACTAACATCGCATATGATACTGCATGTGCTTTCTTAAAATAGTAGCTACCATCATTCGGCTTATCCCAGATACCCTCAGCTATTTCTCCCCACGACTTATCCAATAAGTGCCGCTTCGCTGGTCTAACTAGTGCTAAAAACATAGCCATCTTCGGAATACTATCAGGACGCAATCTACATATTAAATCATTGTAATTCCCAATGTGTATTACGTGTTCGCAAAAATCCTTATCTAGTAATTTCTCCCACTGTGGTTTCTGTGCGAGTAAATGTTCATAGTGATCTTGATCTTTGATGAGTTTATATACTGAAACATTCAAGAAATCAACCTTGAAATATCCACGGGTATCAGCTTCTTTATAATCAATACTTGCACAATTATGCACAGGATCATACGGAATATCAGTAACATATACGCCACTATTATGATGCTTTGATTCCGTATTGGTTTCTTGTCTTGCTGGTATGTGTTTAATCAAATTAAGTATATCTTCACGGTCAGCAAAATCAATGTCAATATCAGCATTATGTGCCATATTTACCAACCCGCCTTAGTTAACATTTCTTTGGTAT